ATCATACCCGTTGTATTGATACCATATTTGGCGCGCACAGGGGTTTCCAATCAATGACGCACCAAGATAGTCACGCTTCTTTTGATCGTGCTGTGTGGCCTCTATAGCTTCATACATTGCCAGTATAGTGGGGTCGTGCTGTTCTGGAATTTTTACCATGATGGTCTGTCCTCTTCAAAAGCATTTTCAATGTCAGCCTCTTCATAAAGCTCTTCTGATATTGGTGGGTAGCTACATCTTCTCACTGATAGGCCGGAGTTAACCGGCCTATATGGGCGAAAATATTAACCGGCTGGCGGTGCGAATGGATTATTCGCTGGCGCGGCGGCTTGGTCTGGTTGCTCTTGTGCGGTTTGTGCCGCTTGAGCTGGTGCGCTTTCTTGTTGTGTCGCGGCTGGTGCGTTTTGCGGCACAGCCCCACCGGCTGGAATTGGAAGATATTTATAAATTTCACTCCTCTCTTTTCCTTCAACAATCTCACCATCGTTATTTGTCCAATCACCCTGCTTTTTATTTTTAATCTCAATGATCATTGGTTTGTTGTGGAGTTGCGAGGTATCGGAAACGTTACCAAGCCCTATAGCCTTACCGATGTTTGCAATTTCTTGATAAGCAATATCAACGGCCTTTTGCGTGTTATTCACGATGTTTAAGTATCTCAAAAACTCTGTGTTTTGATACTCACCTTGAGTAACAACGAATTTCATCACAACCATTTGGCCGCCCTTACTCGTTGTTTTAAGCACACTTTCGACAGCCACGGCCATATATTGGCCTTGTGGGATTAACACATTCCCGCCACCTTGGCGCGCATGCTCTTCTACGTTTACGTTTTGTGGTAATGCAACCATGATAATTTTCCTTTTTCTCTGGTTTGTTTTGGTTAGTTTATGAGATTATCTTATTATGAATATCCAAAAGATTTGGTTGTTCAAAATTTGATAATGGGTTCGGTTTCCCAAATTGGGTTCTCACGCCAACTTGATACTGTGTGCAAGGGTGACACTGGAGACTGTAATAATCTTTACCATCCTCACCCTTTGCCGTTCTTGTGGCCAATACAGCCGAAAAATTATAAGGAAGATCGGATTGTATTTTATCCCACGGCAACGCCGCGCCAAATATTAATCCGCCAGTCACCTCATCTTTCACCTGTGTTTGCCTAGCGATGGCCACAATATGACATGGAAGATTTTTAAACTTAGCTATGATATCCACATAGTTTGTTTCTAAATCTTTATAAAGCTTAAAGCCATCCTTTGTGTTTTCACGCTTTAGCTGGTTAAAAATCTTGCTCATAAGATCGCTTATGCTGTCAAGGTAAAGCCATTTGGGCGTGATCGTGCCGGCGATTATTGCGTCCAACACCTCCACAAAATCTTTATAAGTTTGAACATTAACAGTGTTGATATCCGCGCCGTACAAGCTATCAAGGTTGTTTTCAGTGTTTACCAGCAACACTTCATTTGATGGCAATGTTGATGCCAGTAAAGTTTTACCGGTTTTTGTCGCACCAAAGATGAGATAACTCTTCCTTTGGTTCGATAGGTCTTTTGTGTTGCTAATCTGCATATTCTTCGCTTCCTTCTCTGTAAAGAACGTGGGCTATCTTATCGCCGCGAGCGCGATTTTCAATCGTCACTTGCAGAACCGTTGTTGGCTCACGTTCGTCTTCGCCTGTCTCCACATTAATTTGAAGAGTATTAAATTCCTCAAGCGCGGCATCGCTAATAAGTTTCCTAATCGCCTCGTTTGAAAAATAGTATGATTTTAATATTGGTTCGCTCATTCTGGCCTCTGTTTTTTTAAATTAAAAATGACAGAGTTTTACGACATACAGCCAATTGGTCGCTTTTTTACGTCACAAGCTCACGGAGATTTATCTTTTTCGTAGACATCAATTGTTGCACATTTATCGCTAGCGGCAACTTTCCCTACGGTGTTACAAAATCATCTTAAAACGATCACCAATTCTTTTAAGCTTCTTTCCTCTCAATTGATATTGATGGTTTGCTTGGCTCAACACTGCGCGCCGGCTCAAACGCCACCTTAATATCATCTGTGAAATTTTTATAAGATGTTTCTAAAACAGAGCGTTTGTATTTAACAAAATTCTCTGGGTCTTGACCACCTTCACGGATAAGCTTCTCAACATCTTTGAGTTTTTCTTCATCCCATTTAACAATCTTCTTAATAACTGTTTTAATTTTAAAGTTTTCAGTGTCGATGTTGATAGTGCCACAGCCATAATCTTTTTGTTTAAATTTAGGATTCGTCATTTTAACGATCTCGGCGTCAAGACTTTCTTTTAAAGTGTGGCGTTGCTCTTCAAGCTCGTTCACTTCTTTCATAATTGGCTTTTTGACTTCTATAATATTATTATCAATTTGGTTGATCTGTTGGATCAACTCTTCTACTTTTGCTTTTGACATTTTAATTTTCCTCTGTCTTGGTTAGCGTTAAAATTAACCTATACTCAATTTAATCATTCGTCAAACGTTTTGTCAAACATTTTTAATTAAAAAGGCGCTTCACTGCATAACTCATTGAGTTTGCTGTGATAATTTTTACAAAAACATTCTGATAAAGTCAGTATTTCGTCTGGTGTCATAATTGCGAGATCAGTTTTTCCGATCTCTTTAGAATATTCAGCCGCCATTTGAGCGCCGTAAAGATAAGCCTCTTGTGCAAATTCTTCTGGGTCGCGGCGATCTTCTGGGTTATTTGTGATGTTCATAGTGATGTTCTCCCCTCATTTGTCTTTAATTTTAAAACGGCCTCTGGTGTCCAGCAAGAGCCTTTTGCTTTGGTAACTCTTTGCCCTAAATTAAATCTAGTTGTCACATCAAAAGTAATCATAATATCTCCTTAATTGTTATTTCAATACGTGGGTTTTTTCTATCAATGCCACCATCAAACCATTGCTCACCCTTCACAATACGGCGGTTATCATCCTCTAAAATGCCTTGATCTACAAGGTAATCTAAGGGTAATTTCATGAAGCTCTGGCCATCACGCACACGATCATCCGGAAAAAAGAAGAGGTAGCTCACTGTGCATTTTTTAAATGATGGTGATCCGGACAAGTCCGGACACTCTTTAAGCCAATCTTTAAATCTTTTCGACTTCACGCGCCGGCCTGTTTTCGTGCTCGGGTACGCCATATTAAGGCTAGGGCAAAATGGGAGACATAGTTTTAATGCTGTCATATCTTTACCCTTCGCCATGTCGATACCTATTTTAATGCTGTCCATAATACTGTCGGCCTTCCTCCGTTGGGGTTTTGATGCGGCGCATCGCCGACGAGGTCTGCATCTTTAAGGGCTTGCATAATTTCCTTTAAATCCTTGCCTTTATATTTAGAGTATGGCGGCGTTTTCTGCATTTCTGCCCAAGTGATACCATCCGGCGCGCGTTTGCGGATATCCGCCAAAATTTCCTTTTTGTCTGCCTCAAATTCGGAGTGAGATACAGTAACCTTTAATCGCTCAATTGTTTTTTCTAAGCATAGTTTTATATAAGATATACCAAAATCCATGTCTTTTATATCAATCTCGGTGGCGTATGGATCGCGGCTCAATGCGTGAATAAGCCCTATTTTCATGGCCATTTCATTTGATCGTCCTGTCAATTCTGCCATGCCATATTTCTCAAGACTGTTGGCTTTATCGACACAATAATATTGAAATTCAAGTTGGGCATCCAGCGCCTCTTGTGTAAATTCTAGGGTAATTGGTGATGCCGGATCAGTGGAAATATGTGGCTTACTGTTTCTCTTAATCGTGGCTTTTATCCATGATGTAATTCTATCTGGCACATCAATAGGCGGCTTGTGCCGGCGTATATCTCTCTGTGCGTCCGATATGCTCAAAATAAAGCGGTTAATAAAACCATCTTTAATAGCACCCATATCTAGGGTTTTAAATAAAGTTGTTGGCGTTGTCATGGTGAGTAATGTGATTGCTGGATTATGCACCATGCGATTTTTAATAGCATCGGCGGCATCTTTTTTTAATGTCATTGATGAGTAAGAAGGAGGGCGCATAACACTATGACCACGGCCAATACTCTCCATAAGCTTTGTGTTGGCCTCTCGCTGGTGATGGTTGCCTTTCCCTAAATCCCTACCCGCTTCCAGATAGCGGCCAAATTCATCAATAACACTAATATGCTTAGGTCTGTCCAATAACGTGGAGAAAACAGCGCCAGCACTGGTGTAACCATCGCCAGCAATAAAATGAGGGAGGCTGGCTTGGTGAAGTATTTTTTCAACAACGGTTTTAGCGTGCTCTTTTCCTGTTCCTGATTTTCCAACATTTAATAAATAAAGCGATGCAAAGTTATCAAGCCCTGTGCGATATGATCGCCCTAAAACTATAGACGTTATGGCCAGAGCCGTTTGAACGGCAAAGCCCTCCTGCTTGTTGCCAGATGTGGCGTGGTAGTAATCCACCATATCGCTCAATATACCCATTGGCCTTGGTATGTTTTCATTATCACCTTCCGGCGCTTTGTAAACTTCGAAATTTTCAGTGTTTAGGTATTTTTTAAGAGCCTTAATCCCTTGATCTTGATGCTGGTCGTTAAAATCTGTGTAGCCTGATGGAAAGATACTTTCAATTCTAAGGCCATCTGCCGCTTGCGTAGCTTTTGTTCTTCCGGCGTTACCTGTTGTAGTTGTATCATCATCGCCGGCGATAATAATCCGACTGTTGGGATGCTTGGCTTTGACTTGCCCACATACCTCATACAAATTTCCGGCGTTAAATGCGATATATACGCTAGCGTTAGTAGCTTCATGCACAGATCGCGCTGTGCTATATCCTTCTGCAATGTAGATAACATCATTTTTCCCTTCTATTAAAAACCATCCGCCCTTAGTTTTTCCGCCAGTGAGAAATCGCTTCTGTCCATCGCCGGCGATAAACTGAAGGCTTACAATCTCATTATCAACGGCAACTGGTATAATTAACCTACCATCTTTAGCGATTTTAAGCCCCTGTGAGGTGCTTACGCCCTTATTGGTTAGGTATTCATGGCTTTCCGCTTCCTTTGATCCTGACCATATCTCGTAAGCTTTAGCGGCGGACTCTGCATGCTTAATGGCCTCCTCACGCTCACGCTCAACGCGCATTTGTTCACGCGCGATATCAAAGGCGGCCTTCTCGCTTACGTTCATTTGATGCGCTGTGCGGCTTGACCATGATGCACTATAACCAGTTTTCCAATCGCCATAATTGGCCGCGCCAATCATATGGCCGGCGCTCTGGCTATCTTCAATTTCATTGTAAACATACCAGCCGGATTTTTTGCCGCGCTTATCCTCGGGGCCATCAATACGATCAATGCGGCCAATTGCTACGGTGCGCGGCGGTGTGAAGCCCTCGGCTCTTAATATAGATAAAAATTCTGTGCGCGGATCGCCACAAGCTTGCGGTATATTGGCGAATGCCGCGTCTATTCCTGCCTTATGTGCTGTTAAATCTACCAATTTAAATTCCCCTGTTTCCCCTCTATTTAAAAAAATGGTG